AAACACCATCGCCAAAAATTAACGTCTGTTCACCCCTTCGGTTTCCGCCACCGAACGCCTTCAAATATCCTTTCGATGGTTGTTCATCTCCTGATGTGAATGTCCCTTCGCCGCCAAATATCACTTTCTGTTCACCCGTGAACGTGTCCACTTCAGGTAATTGAATAAACAAACAACGCGTAGTTTCTGCCGATAACGGATTAAAGTCTTGAATTTCTAACAAACGCCAAAACACGCCGTCAATATGGTATTGCGTTCGGAATGATAAAATGTCATATCGGTGCGAATCCAAAACCAAATGAACTTCCAACAATTTCGCATCCTTGTTTGAAATCTGATTGATGTAATCCAACCAATAGATGTTGAAACAATTCTTATCTGTGTAATTTAACACCGCATTAACATTCGCATCATAAAATAATATATCAGGAACACCCCAATTCAAGTCGAAGTTCGGGTCATACGGGTCATCCAAATGCCCGGCATAAGGATAGGTTGTTCGTGATGTTGTCGTTGAATTCAAATACCACGTGAAATTTGTGTCCAACAACCCGCCCCAATAAAGCAATTTTGGCAAACCCATCCCGTCCGAATAACCCTTGCTATTCAACGGAAATTCAATGGTTGACAATACCCTATCACAACCATCGGGAATCCTTAACGGACACGGCGAAAATATAGTTTCAACGACCTTTTCGTTCAATAGAAAATCATTGTCAAGATTGTATTGGTAAAATCCGTATGTGTTGGGATGCCGAATCTGATATTCTTCATTATAAATGTCCTTATCTGCTTTGTCTTTAAAAATGAACGAACCATCCTTCAACGCACCTAATGGCTTGATTTTCTTTTCCTTTGATATGTCAACCCATCCGTTCAAATCCACTTTGTCAGACGTGACAAAATCGTCCAATGGTTCAATAATTAATTTATTGTCATCCGTTGCGTCGAATTGCATAAACAGATTAAAACGCTTGATGACCGCATTCAATAAATCTTTCTGTTTTATATTCTGCGGAATGGTAGATGCAATTGACATCGTTTCGCCAACGCTAATTTGCGTATCGGTGACAAGAACGCCATAGTTAGAACCAATGTTTAAAGTGAAGTCAACGTCAGCACCATATAATGCAACCAATGTTCCGAAATTACCAATCAACGAAATATGACCCATTCTTAATTCATACGTGTCGCCATTAACGCCGTCAAAATTTATCGATTGAAATGCAAATGAAAAATCGCCTGAATTAAATGGTGAACCGATTGTCGCACCATCGAATAAATCAAACAATTCAATTGTGATTGTGTCCAATATCGTTTCAACCGCTGAACGTGTTCGGACAATATGCAGTGACATATATGCATCAACTAAATTGTTGCAAATTCCCTGAACCAAATTTTGTTGTCCCGTTGATGCCGGTGTGTAACTGAACGACAAATCCAAATTTCCTTTCAATGCATATTGTTGCGAAAATCCGCAATCCCATTCGCCCGTTGCGACATCGTAATCGCTGCCCGATGTGTTATAATTATCACCCGTCGAATCGTCATTAAAAATCAACGTGTCCATTGAAGATAAGGTGAACCAATGTCCATTGATTGATGTTTGGTCGGTTGTCAAACGTGAAACAACAAATTGCCTATTTTCAACATCCGAATCCGTCATCAAAATATTATTCGTCGAACTTGGAATGATTAATGATTTGAATCGTGTTGAATTGAAGAATGTCGAATCGTAAGAATAACCCGCAGCCGAAAAGATTCGGTCAATATATTCCTTCAGGAACACCGCTGGTTTGAATTCTTGCGTCACCCAAAATTGCTGCGATGCTTTGTCGCCATAAGAAATCATTGGATAGACATAGTCCTCACCTAACGTTGGAGTCCAACTTGCAACAACGTTTGTTTCATTCCAAGTATGGTCTAAATCCGACCACGTCAAATCCGTCAATTCTGCTTCGCCAATATCCCGAAACAAATCGCCAACCAAACCCGATGCGTTCAGAACGTATGTCGTCAATCCATCCGTTTCCGTGATTTCCTTCAATTGGCAATATCCCTTCAAAACCTGAACGCCATCAATTAATAATTCGTAATCCGTTTTTAAATTTGGATTGAACGTCTGCAATGCCGTTTGAACCTCGAATAAGTTCTCAAACAATTTATTTGTTTCCGCCGTTGCGGGGACGTTGATTGACTTGGAAAAATCCGTCTTTCTGATTTGCGGATTGTCAACGGAAAATGCCGCCTTTGTTAAAGATACTGAATCAGCAACCGGCACTTCATATCCGCCGATTATTTGTGTTGATTTTACCATTGACGTTGCTCTGAATTATCGATTTTCAATTTTAAGTTCATATTGAAGATTCCGTCTTGCGTTTTGTAGTTTCTGAACGTGTTCGCATCCTGAACAACTGCCGAAACATAATATTCATTATTCGGCGTTGATACCTTCACATAAATTTCAGGTGATGTCAATATTTGTTTTAATCCATCATATTCCCATTGTTTCAAATTTTGCGTGTTCATTTCAATAGTTTCCGTCAATTGCGTGAAATGTGGTTTGACTGAACGTGCTGATGGATTTGGTGTCGGATTGCTGACTTCGAACGGATTGACCTTGTGCGTTTGCTGAATTACGTCCGTTGTGGACTTCGATGCCCGATTAAATACCCAACTATCAAAACCGCCATATTGATTCAACCAATGCACTTCAAAATGCGTGTAGGCATTGCACGGAGTCCAATCTAATTCAAACAAATATGCGTATGTCTGTGCTTGTATCGCGTCCGTTATTTCTATTGCCATATATTTATCGTCAGAATCTAAAGTGAACCCGGTTGACCACGAATGCGATTCTACGTCATCAATTCCGATTGCAAAGTCATATATCAATGTCGAATCAAAACCAATAACAGAAACAACGTCATCGTGCGTTCGCGTTCCCGTTGAATCATACAAACCCAGCCGATAGTATGCGTTAATCGCTGAACTATTTAGAATCGAACGAATGAATCGCGATTGCCCTTGTTTCAGTTTTATGAAATCAGAATTCAACGAAATTGTTGGTGGTGCTGCACCTGATTGTCCATTCATTGTGTTGTCGAATCCCGTCAACATCCGCAATGTTCCCGTTCCACCAATCAACCCCGCATTCAACAACCAATCGTCCCATTCCAATCCTTTTTCATATAGCGTAGGAAATGCACCACGCCAAACGCGGATGGTGTCTGATGTTAGCAACGAACCTTGCAACCCTCCAACCGGCGGAACACCCGTTTTGTAGTATTCCTGAAACGTAACATAAGCCGTCGTCAATGTCTGATTGCTAAAAACTGATGGTGTCGATTGCACCGCTTGATAAGTATCTGTTATGTAATTCTGAACGATTCTTGCAATGTTAATGTGATGCAATGTCGTTCCCGGATACGTGTACAAGTTCAAAGTCTGAACTAAGGATGCGTTGACGTAAACTTTACAAACAACCTTAAATCCCGGTTGTGCCGTATTTGAAGAATCAACCACATAGTTCAAATCATTCCACGCGGGATATTTCGATTCAGTCAATTCCCTTTCCCAAGATAGTGCCATTGTCTAAATATACCGACGCCGCTAAAAATGATATACGAAAAAAGGACACCCGATTTAGATGTCCTTTTTTACTCAAGTACTAAGTTTATAAAATCAATACAAATTTAATAATTTTTCACACACCACATTCGGTGCGTATTCTGCCAACGCAATTTCCCGGAACGCATCGCCGAATGTTTTGTCGTAATTCAACAACGCATCCGCAATGAACGCATCGTCAGGATAAATGCAACTAGTCCTTCCTGAACAATTCCGCGAAACGAATTCGTCGAAATTATCAGGTGTTAACAATCCATCCGCCATTGGTTGTTGGTAGTGCCGTTCATCTGCAACCAAAACATTCAATCCACACGACATTGCTTCGTAAACACCGCGACCAATCGAAACGACCAAATCAAATTTCCGCATTTCATCCGCGATGTCAATTTTGAAATTTGAATTCTTATTGTACGAATGAAATTCCAATCCCATCTGTTCGCAAATCATTTTCAGCCGTCTGTTGAACTTTTCCGATTGACTTAATGATAACACACGTTTTAAATGTTTGCGTGTCCTAAACGGGCGGAAACGATGCGTGTCGATAATGTTTCGCATCACCGGCATTGGTTGTCCGTAGTGGTTCGCTATTTCCTTTGAAATCACCACGTGTTTTGCTGATGGATGTGGTTTTTCTTGCTGCGGAATTGTCCCGTGAATAATCTGAACCAAATTGTCAATCTGCAAATCCTTCACCTTTTCCACCACCGGGAAATGTGAAATGAATGCGTGTTCATAATGGTCACCAAAATTATTGACGTTAAATTCTTCTGATAGGATTCCGGGACGCATCGTTGCAACGTCCACTTTTCCGAATTTCTGCATCGCCTTCGCTAATGTATGCGAAAACGTTTCAGAGCCACCGACTGAATCGAAATGGTTCTGACCGATTAGAATGTTCATACTATTTGTTGGCTTATAATGTTTTCAGGTATTCAATCTGCTGCGATTTCTTGGATTCTTCCTTTTCGACCAAATATTCTTTCAATGCCTTTTTCGTACTGAATACAAAATTCACATCGATTCTTTTGTCGTTTACCTTGTCGATTCGTTCGCCGTCCTGATGAATCGTTTTGTGGATTGTTTTGATTTCAATTTTCTGAATCTCACGTCCATTCCAATACCAAATCTTTTGTCCTATTTTCATTTCAATTTGTTTATTTCAATTATTAACCTTCCGTATTCGTTCAATATCTGTTCTTCAAATCTACGCAACAAATTATCGTTCAGAACATCCGAAACCCAATTTGTCGGTAACAATCCATCACGCCAAATCTTATACGCGATTGCGTATGCCACCCGATTCAGTTCTTCATCAATTGCCCGTTGTCGTTTTTCACTTCTTGGCATATCTCGAATCTTAGTATAATTTTTCCCAACGATGCCGCGATTAATCATAAACAACCGAATTGCCTTGATGTTCGGAACACCCCTTTGACCTTTGCCGTTTTTCCCTTTCCCTTTATCCTTGAATTTATACTTTGAAATGCCCGTGTTTTTCTTTGCACCCGAAACACCTGAATCCATAAAGTCCCAATAGTACGGCAATGCGATTGTGATTTCAAACCCTTGCGAAATTAACGTCACCGGATACTTATTCATCCCGCCGATTTCCGCCATCGTCACCGACCTCGACATTGGTGCATAGTTTCGTTTAAATGACAACCGCAATTCATCAATCACGTTTTGCCAAAAGTCATTTGTTTGGTTGTATAATTCTTTGACGACTTTCATTTCTTGTGATAATCCTGAAACACCCTTTCCCATTCCTTGATAACTTTCATTAGGTCATCAGGAAACAGAAATTCAGACAAAACATCTTTGTTGTCAACTTCTGCCTTTCCGCGTTGTTCTATATTATCAATTACGTGTTTCACCTCATCCGTTGTTTCATTTTTCGGTTCATCTCTTCGCCTTGTTCTTTCTTGTACGCCCACCAATTCAGAAATTCAATCACGCCGATTTCCTGAACGTTTTGAACTGATATTTTCAACGCATCTGCTAACATTTCAAGGATTATGAACCAACTCCATCGTTCTTCAAAAGTTCCGTCGCTAAATCTGTCGTTCTCTTCATCTCCGCTTCCAAATAAGTTTCCGTAACTTCGATATATCTCCAATATAAATTCAAAAAAAAAATGAACACACCCCACGTTTCCGCCAACGGCAAATTCTGAACCAATGACGCACGTTTCATCATAGTTGTTCCGTCATACTTTTCACCCTTCTTGACTGCAATAATCGCAATGACCTTATCAGCTACCTGAACGGGATTGCTTTCACCTTTCAACGCTTCAACCAAATCAATGAATTGTCCTGATGTCATCTTCGCCGGATTATCATACAACGTGTATTTTTCGCCGTCCATTTTCAATTCGCGAACGCGTCGCTTTTCATATCCCGTCAAATCTATTGCAGAATAAGCCGTGATTGTTTCCTTGACCTTTTCAGGTGTCCACGTTCTGATTTCGTCAACTTCTTTGTTCTCGATTATTGACACCATTTGGATTTGTGTGGTAAATGGATTTTGGTCATCCGGGATGGATGCGATTAGTTGGTATTTCCCCAACGTTAATTTTTCTTCAATGCTCATACATTTAAATATACCGAAGAACTAAAAAGTGATATAACAAAAAACGCCGCCCGATTTGGACGACGTTTGAATCTGATTTGTTTCCGCCTTAGAATGACGGGTCTCGATATTGTTCCATTACTCCGAAAATTACTGAAACCTTGTAAAAGTTTTTGTACTCCTTAGTAACGCCCGGAACTAATTTGTATCTAACGAACGGATTGGTTTCATCTTCGATTATGATGTCGTTAATGTCAACCGGCAAATGGTCAACCCAATCCCAACCATATTCCTTTTCTAATCGTTTAGCCAACGCCCTGATGATTTCAATCGTGTACGTCACTTCACCCCAACATCCCTTTTTCGCGTTCCATTCCAACGTTTTCGTTTCGCCGTTTTTGTTTGATTTATACGTGTATCGTTCGTCACCATAACACGCACCAACGAATGTTGTTTCCATCGCACGAATCACACATTGGTTTCCGTTATCTGATACGCTGATTACTTCATACGCGCCTCGGTCTGAATACATTAAAATCGTTGCACCTTCGCCAACAACGGGTGTTGTTGAATTGTTGCCCATCATTTGATTAATGAATCCACCGGCAACACCTACTTTTCTTGTTTGTCTTTTTACTGAATTTGTCATATCGTTTGTCATAATTACACAACAAAGATAACCCTTTTTTTTGAAATACAAAAAAGAATTATAAGAATTCATATTCCCCATAACCTGAACCATTCAGGTTCGTGAAGATGTAGTATCGCAACGCATCAACCCCGTGATTGAATCTGTCGATTGGTTGATTGCTGAAATTGCCGTCCTTGTCTTGTTTGTATTTGTACGACTTGAATTCCTTATTCAGGTTCATTGAATCCGGATGGACGTTGATTTTGTATCGACGCAACAAATCTATCCCCGCACGGATTGAATCCTGACCTTTGGTTGCACCCCTGATGTTCACACCTTCACGCCTTAATTCTTCGATTGATTTTGGTTCTGAGGAATCTGCAACGATTTCATTTTCAATTCCTAATTCCCTAATGCGTTCAGCGATGTCCTGATTCGTCATCCCGGTTCGCCATATCAATTCACGCACCCATAATTCACCATCACCCATTCTGATTTCAATCAATGTCGTCGGGTCATTCGTGAACCCGAAATCCATTCCATATCCCTTCAATTCATAGTCATCAGGAACAAACGATTTCATTTCATAGTTGCTGAACACCACACCACGAATTGCAGCGAGTTCACCTAATCCGTAAACCTTCCAATAGTATTCATCAACTTGTTTCAGCCGTTCTATTTCTGCAACAAGTGATTCAGAAAGGAATGGATTGTCTTTGTAAGTGGTAATAAATGTGTCGCAATCTTCACGCGGGATAACATCGTCGAAAACCCAAAAATGTTCTGATGGATTGAAATCAATTATCATTCGTTCTGTCGTCCTGATGTTGAGTTGGAAGAATTCTTCTTTGGTTAATTCGTTGCCCTCATTGATAAAACAAATGTGTCTCTTTCGTCCACGTATTTTCTGCGGCGAATCCACCGACACGAATTCAATCATTGATTTGCCTATCTGATACGTTGATTCTGATTTGTTGTGATTGCTTTCTGAATACAACCCCATAGTTTCCAATATCTCAATCGTGTCACGCATCGATGTACTTCTTAGCGATGGAAATGTTTTTCGGACGATTGAAATGATTATCCCGTCACGTGTTGCTGCTTGGTAGATTAACCAAATTAGAATGTTGTATGTTTTTGAACTTCTTGTTCCGCCTTGTTCTACGACATAGCGTTTGTTGCTATCTCGTAGATGTTTAAAGACCTTAGTTGTGCTGATTTCATTCAACTATTTTGATTTGAATATCGTTGCCTGAATGTTCTATCTCCTGACGTTCTACATAGCCGCGTTTCTTGCCTTTTGTCTTTAGGTAAAAAATAGTACCAGCAGTATTACCGTCTTTTATTTGCTTATGTAGTTGGCTCTCTGCAAAGTCTAAAGCTATATCCTCTATACTCTCAACCTCTCTTTTATACTCCTCGTCAGTCTTTAACCATTCGTAGTGAGTTGACCTATTTATTCCTACTGCCTTACAAGCAGAGGTAACAACTCCTAATGACTTTTCTAAGGCTTGTATCATTGCCTTTTTAGTTGTTGGATTTTGTTGGGTCATAAACCTTTAAACGCTTTTAATGGGTAAAAAATTAAACTATTTCTATAACCACCCTCATAAGTGGGTATTATTGGCGTAACTCCGTGAACATTCCTCCAAGCTGGATACACTAATATTGAATTATCTTGCTGACCTATTGTGGCATTGTAATCTGGTATATGTAAATCTCCTCCCTTTGAATTGTGCTTCTTGCATATTATTACATTAACTGCCCCTTTTATATTGCCAGTATCTCTATGAAACGGAGCTGATATATTATAATTACTAATTGAGCTTGTAAATAGATTTGCAAACCTCCATTCCTTTGGTACATCTTCAAATAAATCTAATTGATTTTTGTATTGTTTTGGCAATATATCTTTAATTAGCTGCTCACTTTCTTTGGCTAATAATAACATAGCTTTTATAAAGGTGTTTGCAGACTTAACAGAATGAACGCTTGACCTTGTTGGGTATGGTCGCCTCATATGTGGTTTAGGTGGAACGCTGCCTAATATTGCACTCATTTGAGTTACTAATTTAATACCAGCTTTTGCTCTTTCTGCCTTGTCTTTCTTACTTCCTTGAGGACCTCTACTCATTTCTGCTTTAGGTACGTTTTTACTATTAAACTCAGCGTTTGCTAAATCAGCAAGTTTGCACATCTTTTCTGGCATCTTTGTCATATAAAAACCTATTGCCTCTCCATCTGCATAGAAAATACAATCCTCAGTTACGTTAGGTTCTATGTATTCACATACATCCCCTATTTTTCTATTATGCTGTACTTGTACTAAATCTATTCTTTTCATATATGTTTACTTCTATATTTTTTATCTGTAAATTTTGGCTCATATTTCCAAGGTTTGTTCGGCTTACTAATTACTTCTATTGTAGGGTCAATACTTTTAAATATATTTATTTCCTTTAATGCCATTTCAGACCTATCAAAATCTTGTAGCCCACCATTACCAGACCCAACTGCATTACATTTTATTAAATGTCTTGAACAATACAAAGTATTATATCCTTTTGAAATTAGGTTTAAAAACTGATAAAAGTCCTCAAATGTAGAAACTTCTTGTTGAGGATTAAATATTTCTGTTCTAATTAAATAGCAAGTTTGCACCCTTTTATTAACCCTTGTAAATAATTTATTTGTTTTAGCATAAAATTCAAAATCATACGGAAAAACAACTGCCCCAATTTTCTTTATTTTAAATGCGTCAAGAATTTTATTTATATCTTTTTCTATATCGCCTATTGCAACAACATCATCATCTATTTTAAAGCAAATATCATAACCATTCTCTATACAATATTTTTTAGCTTGTGACATTGAATATCCTAAGCCTTTGTTATTTGAATCTAAAGAAACGACATTTTTAAAATTGTAAGATTTAAGGTCTTGAGGCTCTACAAATATTTTGTAATCTAAACCTAATCTTTTCATAAATGGCTCAACAAATTTTTTAATATTTTTAGGTCTGTTTTTGCTTGGTATGCAAACTAAACACCTCATAATTTATTCTTTTCGGCTTTCAAGTATTCTATTATCATCCCACCAACGTAAGCTCCTTGTTCTCTCCAGAATTTCACTAATTCAAATGCCTCCTCGTAATGTTCAGCTTCAAATTCAATTTGAATAGCTTTCTTTACACCATTAGTCATATCGGAAAGCTCATTAC